TCGAGGATGAAGATGGAAACAAGCGAGACGTGAAGACGTACAGCAACACCATCGGAGGTTTGGCTGAGTTCAACATTGGCGAGATGGCAGAGCTTGAATGCGAGGGCACACCAAAAGGTGTAAAGGTTAACAATCTCACTCTTATCTAGTCATGGAAATCTTGAACATGGAACAAGGTAGTGAAGAGTGGCTCAATGCTCGAAAGGGTAGAGCTACTGCTTCAGAGTTCGCTAAGATCATCACATCAACTGGTAAGCCATCGAAGCAGGCTGAGGGTTACATGAGGAGGTTAGCGCGTGAATGCGTCATCGATGATCCTCACGTGTTCATGGGCAACAAGCACACCGAGTGGGGCCATGATAATGAACCACATGCGCGTGATCTCTTTACTGAGATCAAAGGTTTTGAAGTCGATGAGGTTGGGTTCGTCATCAGCGACAAACTCCAGGTGGTCGGATGTTCGCCAGATGGATTGATCTCTGATGATGGCGAGTACATCGCTGGGCTAGAGATCAAATGCCCACAAGTAGACACTCACGTTGATTACCTTCTCGAAGGTGTTCTGCCTTCAGCCTACAAGCTACAGGTTCACGGATCGATGGCGGTCACAGGCTTGGACTCATGGTGGTTCATGTCTTACTTCCCTGGCTTGAACCCTCTTATCATCAAGGTTGAGCGAGATGGTTTCACTCGTATGATTGAAGACAGGCTGGAAGAGTTCGTCCTGCAATACCAAGACGTAATCCAAAAAGTACACGCAAAGATCATCCCTGCAGGATAGCAGGGGACGGTGGGGAGCGCATACCGATCACGCTCACAATTCAAAATTTTATAAAAAAATGACAATCCAAGAATACGTGCCATCGCCGTTCGTTAAGAGCTCCCTCAAGCCCAATCGCCCAACATCGATTATTGTGCTGCTTCTCACTGATAATCGACTGGTCAATCCGTTTACAGTGGACAATCTGCGTTTTGTGATCGAGCAGCAGGGCGAAGGTGCTTTGCCTACTCAGATCTCTAATAACCTTGGGTGCTACCTTCAGGGCATCGAGGCATCACCTATAAGCGTGATCAAGTGCATCGGGAAGAGGCGCAACAGGAAGGTTTACAAGATCGATCGAGATCAGCTACTTACCGTGGCGCGTTACGTGGCGAAACAATACAAGGTTGCGAAGGAGTCAGTATGATCATCGAGTTATTTATAGAGGGTGAGCCAGTGGCCCAGCCTAGACCACGAGCGGTGTCTATGGGTGGAAAGGCGAGAATGTACAATCCCAAGACTGCTAAAGCTTGGAAGAAATTGATCGGCATACGAGTAAGTTCATTCCTACTCTCCAAAGGAATCACAAGCCCCATGATGGGAGCTGTAGCTGTAAGGTCTGTGTTCTATCTTCAGCGTCCTAAGTCTCACTATGGGACCGGGCGCAATGCTAGCCGGCTGAAAGATTCCGCTCCTGCATTCTGCACTAAGAAGCCAGACTTAGACAACCTACAGAAAGCTGTCTTCGATGCGCTCACTGACGTAGGCGTATGGCACGACGATTCTCAGGTCATCGACGAATGCACAATAAAGAAGTGGGCAGACGGAAGAGGGCCAGGTCTCTTTCTCACAATCGAACCGATCGAACCTCAAAACAAATAGAGCAATGCCAAAAGAGAACATACACAGCAATCACGTTGAAGGAATCAGCGATCATCCGGTCTTCGAGAGACCAGAGCTCCAAGCCGAGGAGGAACTTGAAATGACACCTGAGCCAACACTAGCTGATCTGGTCGAGGAGCTAAGGCAAATGGCTGACAAACTGCAGAATAGCTTACCTAAGAAATGAACTACTTATCAGTATGCAGCGGTGTCGAAGCCGCATCATTAGCATGGGAGGGTCTAGGTTGGAATCCTGTGGCCTTCTCTGAAATTGAAAAATTCCCTTCTGCAGTGCTCGCCCACCACTGGCCAGATGTAGCAAACATGGGCGACATGACAAAATACAATGAGTGGAACATCACAAACAGAATTGACCTTCTGGTCGGGGGAACACCTTGCCAGGCTTTCAGCGTTGCCGGACTTAGACAAGGGCTTGCAGATCCTAGGGGAAACCTCACCCTCACTTTTCTTGGGATGGTTGAAAAGTACCGCCCCAGATGGGTGGTTTGGGAGAATGTCCCCGGAGTATTATCAGACAGAACAAATGCGTTCGGACAATTCCTCAGTGGCCTGGGGGAACTCGGGTATGAGTACGCCTACAGGGTGCTGGACGCTCAGCATTTCGGAGTGCCACAGCGACGCAGACGTGTCTTTGTTGTCGCAAGTATTGGACCACAGCACCCCGGAAAGGTATTGTTTGAGCCCGAAAGCCTGTGCGGGGATATTACGCCGAGCCGAGAAGCGCGGGAAGGAGCTGCCGCCTATACTCAATCAAGCTTTGGTGGGTATCGTGAAGGATGCGGAACCCTGCGAGCCGCTGGCGGAGACTTTGGAGGAGGAAGCGAGAGCCTAATAGTAATGGGTAGCGACCAAGCAAATGCTGAGATCTTGGAAGACAAGCCTCCATGCTTAACTGTCAATAGAGGATCTGTGCCGATCATCTGCGGAACACAAAACGATGCGTTCCGTGATGCTGGTGAGGATGTAGCTCCTACTCTACGTGCTGGTCATAATGGTGGTGCTGTCACTCCTGCTGTGGCTACACCATCAACAGTGAGAAGGCTGACACCCTTAGAATGTGAGAGACTTCAAGGATTCCCAGACAATCACACTCGCATTCCCTGGCGTGGTAAATCAGAGGAGGATTGTCCAGATGGGCCACGATACAAAGCTTGCGGAAACTCTATGGCTGTGCCAGTCATGCGCTGGATAGGAGAGAGGATCGCAATGGTGGACAAACTCTAAACCCACAAGCTCATCGAAAGGTGGGCTTTTTTGTTTGACCGACCACCATCTTCATGTAGGTTTGGGGTATCGAAAGCGAGAGGAGTCGTACCCTTAGTAGTTTTCACTTGAGACTTTTTATCAAACGATAAGGGCACTAATAGGTACGACCGCAGCAATGCGCTATTAGTGTCCTTTTTTTCGTTTGATATTATGACTACAAATAAAGAAACAGGTGGTGCGCTGATCCCAGTGCAAGAAGTCGAAGGTAAGCAGTGCGTTGATGCTCGTGATCTTCATGAGTTCCTTGAAGTTGGGAAAAAGTTCACTGACTGGATTAAGGATAGAATCTCTAAATATGGTTTCGCCCAAGGTGATGATTACGAAGTAACGCTTCCCCAAAATGGGAAGCGAACAAGAGGCGGCCATAATGCCACTGACTACCTTATCAGTATCGACATGGCTAAGGAGCTTTCAATGGTGGAACGAAACGCCAAAGGGAAAGAAGCGCGCCAATACTTCATCCAGTGTGAGGAGCGTTTGCGTGAGATAGCTCAGCCAACATTAACCAAGGAACAGCAGATCCTCAGTGTGATCAATATGCTTCAAGCTGATGTGAAAGCTCTGGAAGCCAAGGTCGAGGAGGATGCACCAAAGGTAGAGTTCCATGATGTTGTGACTAAGTCTCATAGTGTGTGCACGATGGCGGTGGCTGCTAATGTTGCTAAGCTGCCTTACGGTCGTAATACGCTATACCAGAACTTACGTAGGGATGATGTCCTGATGAGCGGTGGTAAGCGTCACAACCTACCTAAGCAGCGTTATATCAAGCAGGGATTATTCACTGTGGATGAGTCTAAGTATGAGCATCCTAAGACTGGTGAACCTATTGTTACCTATATGACTCACGTTACACAGAAGGGAATCGACTGGATTATTAAGAACTACGGAGGTGAAGCTTAATGATACATCATTTTGATATAGGAGACGCAGAGGAATATGGCGTGGAATGCGCTGTGCTCCTTTATAATATTAAGTTCTGGGAGCAAACCAATAGAGCGAATAAGCGCAACTTCCATAAAGGTCGATACTGGACGTATAATTCAGCTAAGGCATTCACTGAGTTATTCCCTTACTGGAGTCGTAGAAAAGTGAGCAGATTATTAGCTAAACTTGAAGAGCAAGGTGCAATCCTCAAGGGTAATTTCAACGAGGATAAATACAACCAAACTCTATGGTATGCCCCAGTAAATCCCTTTGGTCAGAATCGTCCAATGTTGTGGTCGGAATCGTCCAATCTCGTGGACGAAAGTGTCCAATGTACTAGTACAGATATAAACACAGATGAAAACACAGATACTCTCCCTCCGGTCGAGGGTGAGTTATTCGAAAATCCTGAACAACTGAAACCAAAGTCTACAAGTCAACCTGACCCAAGGATCGAACAAGTAGCATCTCTCGTAAACAGGAGACCAACAACCAAGTGGAGTGAGAAAGAGATCAAAGCTTTCAAGAAGCTAGATCCATCTCAAGAAGACATCGACTTCCTAATCTCGAAGAACTACTCAAAGTACCAGTACCGCCGAAAGGATCTGATGACGCTACTCAATAACTGGCCTGGGGAGTTAGACCGAATGAATCAACCTCAAGAGGTTTCCCAGCAATCCAAACCAGTCAACCTTAACTGCATTTAACCAACATGAACGAAATAAAATCACTACCCAATTCAGAGATGGCTGAGAAAGCTGTGCTCTCGGTAGCACTGCAAAGCACGCCACAAGACAACCACATAGCGTCCATTTCGGCGTTGAATGTAAATCGTGAGCACTTCTACCATCCGGCCAATCGAGAGATATTCTCAGCCATTCTGGAGCGTTTTAGGGAAGGGAAGGATCTGGACTTGATTGCGATGATCCAGACATTCACTGATGAAGCGCGCCTCGATGATCTAGGCGGCCCAGCATACATCTCCGAGATTTA